TCCTACGCTCATTCTTTTTTCTTGAATAAGCCTACTTGGGTTGATATAGCCCCCTTCTACTAGGCAATCAATTAACTCGTTAATTTCGCTGCTACTACAGCTGCTAATAAATTCATCAACATCGATGTCGATATCGTCTACGTAAAATGTTGGCATAGCTTTCTATTTTAATAATTCGTCTAAATCAATATTATACGAGTTCATTATCTCATATAACTTATCTCTTGTTTCTTGTAATGCATCATATACTTCACCAGGCATTGAATCTGGGGCATACTTAGTCTGTGCTCTTAAATGCTGATCTAGATCCCATAATGCTAAAGCCATGTCTTTTGCTTTAACACATCTCATATGAGCAGATTCATCTTCGAATTCATCTAGATTAAATTCTAATATTGCTTTAGCCATTTATGATAAGTTTATATGTGCTGTTAGTCGTATTAAAAGTAATAACTCCTTCTTTTTCTGTGAAAGACTCTACTACGGTAGTTAACCAAGTATAGGTTCCGTAGCTAGGATCTACTACTAAACTAGCTCCTATCCTTGGAGTCTCATATTCTTGTTTAAAGGTTCCGTTTTCATTCCACTCTATCCAAAGTACCCTATCTCCTGATACGGTCATATTATCTCTAGAGCGAATAAGCTTGTACTTAGGCTGTTTACCTCCGTGTTCTTCACAGTACAAGTCATCAGTCATTCCTACTGAAATAATTTTACGGCATTTATGGCAAAGAGTAGCTCCTCTTCCTCCGTTAAATTTATGTATGGGTTTAATATTTTTCGACATGTAACCTTTTTTTATTTTCTCGTTCGTCAGATCTTCTGAAGCGTTCTTTAAAGCCGATTATTCTATGAAAGTCTCTATAAGCTTCTGGATGGTATTTTTCTAAATATTCAATCCCAAATTCATACTCTGAAATAACATCTTCGTAACGATGTTCTTTATCATCAAATCCTTCACTTTGAAACTCAATTTCAGCTTGAAGTGAATCTATAATAGTCTGCAAAGAATCAACCTTACTGCTGTTAGCTGTTTGTATAGGTTCTACAATAACATCGCTAGTACATTTTGATACAATAACGATTACTAATACAACTATAGAAACAATTCCAATGATATCAAACAATCTATTCGGTTTCATGATTCATATAGTTATTAGCCTGAAGAGCTGCTTTTGGGTTTACTCCTTGTAAGTAGTCCAATGTCAACTCATATTTTCCTACCTGAGTTTTTAATATGAAGTTCTCTGCTGCTAAACTATCCTTAGTTTGAGTTAAAGCTTCTACTTGCTTCTTATACTCTATAGACTTATTCCTAGTAGATATAGCCCAAAAACATAGGATAACAACTCCAATAATTACTACTATAGTATTTCTCATTTTTTACGTTTTAAAATGTCTTTTAACTTTTTACCTTCTTTAATTACTTTTCCGGTTTGATCTAATGTGGGTGCGGTATGGTATTCAACTACTATCCAAATTAGAGAAACCAAAGCACCAATTGCTACTGCTATCATTTACTTTCTTTTTATAAAGATACGAACTTATATTATAAGATCCAACTATAAAATTTCCCTAGAGAACGTGATCTTTATCATCTTCATCAAAAGGTCCGAATAGATCATCTCCTTTATAATCTGGATGATTCCTATGCATATAGTCAATTCCTTGTACCCATCTCCAGGAGAGTAATGCAACTACTACAAACATAATGCCAAACACTAGTAAATATTCCATATTAGTTATAAGTTAAATGCTTTAATTGTATGTTCAAAAGGATTTCCTTCTATATTCTTAACTATCTCTAACATCTCTTGAGCTAACTCTCTTACTTCTCTTTGAGCATGTTCGCTATTTCGTAGTCTCTGAAAATGTACAAATGATCGGAAGTTAAACATAATATCCATATCAATCTGTGAGTTAAAAGTTTTAAAAAACCTAGCAGATTCTTTAGCTCTCTTTCTTCCTAATACCGGTGTCAACTCTTCTAAAGCTTTATGGTATAATCTGTTTCCTTCTTCAGTAAACGTCTGTAATCTAGACAGCCAAGTATCATTTTCATCCCCTATTCCATTCCAGTCTCTAGGTAAGTATGTCTTATCTTCTTTTAATTCTTTATATCGAGCAGACTCCCCATTAATACTAACACCAATACGATGCTTAAGTAAATGTATGTGTGTTGCTTGGTCTACTGTTACAAGGAAGTGAAGTGAACTTTTTTCAAAAGGAGTCTCATGTCCTTCTGAGGCTAACATGTTAAGAAGTTTTGGTATTCTTTCTAGCTTTTCTGGAGTTAAATCTCTACTTGTTGAAGTCCATGCTGATTGTGCGTGTACTTTATCATCTCCGTAATACCCTAATAACTCTACTTTATTATTCATATATTTAATTTTTAATCCCACCAACCTCTCATATCTGATCCATCGTACTTCTTACCAGTTACCTTAGAGTACTTAGTTCCTTCTAAAATACTCCAAAGCTCTTTCCATTCCGCTTGTTCTATTTCTCTAGCTCTAACAAAAACTTTTCTATTGTGTGCATCTTGTTCTGGAGTATCGTTTATGCCTTCAAGAAAGCCTCCTAAATTTTGTAGTCGTCCTAGTTCTTCTTCTGCTCGGTCGATGTAGTTATCTTCTCTATTATTCTTTAAAAGCTCTAATACTCTACGCATTGCTTTCACTTTAGGGTCTCTACTTTCCGGAACCTCATACCCTTGAGTACTCATTCCTTTTTCTAAAACTCCTAAAGAACGTTCAAACATATTCAAAGTAAACCTATAGTCCCACCATCTATGCTCCCAAAGTTCTTTACGAAAGGTCCATATATTTTTTACAAAGTTTTTAATATCCCATCGTAAAAATTTATAAGTCTTATACCACCAAGTATTTTGTCTAGCTAACGTCTTTAAACTATCGTAAAAGCTATCTGCAAATTTAATCTCCATACTAGTTTACTATTGTGTACAGAAGTACAATTATTAATCCTACAATTGCCCAGAATGTAGCGTCTTCTGAGAATTTAATTTGATCAGGTCTTTTTCCTTGATTTTCCATATACTTAAGATACGAATAATTACGCTAATAAGCAAGCTTTTTACTATTCATCTTTCCGGAATTACTACCGGTTATTCTCACAGAAGGTTCCCTTTTTTGTTTAATTTTGGAAATTTTTTGTAGATGTTCAGTTGCATAGTCATTGGTAGTTCTTCTACTTTTAGATCATTTTCAGGCTTATATGTAGGGACGTACTTGGTTACCTTATAGTCTGTATTTATCAAAAAATCATAAAAAAGATTATAGTATTTCTCAACTGGTTTAGAATTATACTTTCCTTTTACCTGTCTAATAATACCTGTTCTTGTTTCGTAAACTATAACAAGATGGCTTAAGTTTCCCCCTAGTACCTGTTCTCTTAATTCTAGTAAAGTATTTCCGTAATTAGCTCTACCGCAGTGTTTTAATCTAACCATAGATTCTATCGAAAACTCTCTCTGTAAGTCTACCCAGTAAAACCCAACTCCATTTACTCTGTGATCTAATATAACTTTATTCTCTTCTTTGTAGTTATCTGTAGTATACTTATCTTTATAGTTATTAATAAAAGAGTCGTACGTGCTTAGTAGTTGCTCTGGATCTATATCTATTAACTTACTATAATCTTCTTTATGTAAAAGAGTTATATAATTCCCTATTACAGTTAGCTTTGTAGATAAGGTCTTTTCTTCTAGAAAGTTTTCATTTCTAGTTAAGAAATTTTCTACAAAAGGAGTTGCGGATGGCCCTAATACTTTTACAACTGATCTTGATATCATATAATACTTTTAAATCGAGCTTCTTCTTTTGTCAATCTTATCTTATAGGTATCTGATTTGATAAACTCTTCATAATCTTTCTCTATCAAAGGTAACTCTAGGTATTCAAAAAGCTTTTCAGCTTTTTCTCTATTTTTCTCAATGAAAAGATCTTCAAAGTAGAACAAAGGATACCCCTTATTTGCAAAGTAATGCATCATTCTTGAATCTCTAAATAAAACCTCTTTGCTTTTCTTAATATCTTCTTGTGAAATCTTATCTAAGTTGTAATACTGTCGTTTTTGCCAGCTATAAGGATCTGCTTTCTTAAGGTGATACGTTATACTTTCGCTTTGAAGTTGCTTGTCTTTTCTATCTAAAATAATTACTTTTTCGAAATAGTCAAAGAACCATTTCCAATAACCATGTTCATCATCGACAAAGGTTGTTGGTTTTTGTCCACTACTCACAAATGTTTTAATAAAAATATCTTGCTTGTCTTCAAAATAATCTATATCGTATGTATTCAATCCTGCTGGTTCTCTCCATCCTTTGTTGAACGGTTCAGATATACAATAATACTTCCTTGTAAGGAGTTGTTTTTCTATAATATGGTATAGACTTGTAGAGCCGCTTCTAGCGCTTGTTAGTATTGCAATTCTCATAATAACTTATTTTTATTAATCCCATCTACCCATATGTTTAGAGCACTTCTAACTCCACTATGTACCGGCATTACTCCGTGGTATATCCTGTTACCTTCGAACGTTATACCTTCTCCTTTATCCAAACTTACTTTTACTTCTGCATCAGGTAAGGGACAGTGTATTTCAGATAAAACAAACCTTCCGTCTGTATAATTGTCTGTAAGAGGTATTACTGTTGTGTAGTTAGAATTTCTATCTAAATGTAAATCTAGACGGCGGGAATCGTAGTACCTAGTTAAACTAATAATTACATCTTTAATGTATAAACTATCCAGATCATGTATTACTTCTAATTTCCGGAGTATGTAGTTTTTAAAATCCTGATTGTATATTCTCCTACAGTCCCAGCTATTTGCTTCTTCTTTTGTATAGTAAAACTTTTCTCCATCTTTCATACAGATTTCTAAAGCTTCAGCACATTCTTGTTCTGTTAAAACTTTATTGATTGTATACTTCATTTTACTCTTAAATTAAAAAAGCATGATACTTCTACCATGCTTTCTAACACTAAAGCTACTTTCTAAGACAAATGCTTCTCTTTAATCTTATTTACTACAAACTGAAATGCTGTTGACACTTTGGTCTTTAATTCAGTTGTTAAAGGTACTACATTAGTCTTAATAACGCTATCTGGGCGTTCTATTCTTTTAATATTTCCGTTTGTTTGTGACATATGTTCTTTATTTTATACTTTTTCGAAACCTCCACCGCTACAAGAAGGGCAGTACCAACTATTACACCAGTGTCCGCAATAGTTCCATGGGCACCAGCAAGTATTGTGCATTACACTAAATAAACCGTCTCCAACATCTACTAAGAATAAATCGGATGGTTCAAAATCTAGAGAGTAAATTACTTTTGTAGCAAATTCCATTTCTAGAGAAGTAATAGCTAATGTTGTTAAACTATTTGTATTAACATCTGTTACTACTATCTTATCTCCTACTACCATTTTATTTACTTTATCCCATCTAGTATTTAACGATCCAGACTCTTCAAAGAAATAAGTACATGACGGAGAATCAGTCCAGGTCTTACCGTCTTCTAATGTAATTCGTATGTAAATAGTCTCTACTGATGCAGAAACCATTGAATTAAGACTAGAAGACATTGGAGTAAGGGTTGCATTAGCTTGTGCTAATGTTCCGTCCCATCCGTAAGTCTCCATTAACGTTTGGTCAAAGCTTGCTGCTGGGTTACCGTGGTTGTCTTGGAAATTTATAGATCTTATATAATCTCCTAATTGGATAGTATCTACATCTTTTAATGCTCCCGTATAGTCTACTATGACAGAGTCATCATCAGTATGGTAGTTAACTGCTTTACCTCCTCCAATTGCTTTTGTTAAGTACTTAAATCTACTTTTCTGATTTAATTTTTTAGTACCTGCAACGAATTCGTCAGCACAGAATGCTACTGGTATTATTGTTGTCTGTTTATACCCTCCTAAGTTAATAACATCTAGATTTCCACCATATATAATATCTATACTTCTAATAACAGCATATCTTCCATCTACTAAATTATCTTCAGAATAAATAAATTCCTGTACTAACGTTCCGGCTGGTAGGTTTTGCTTTAGGTCTTGCAACTCCTCTACTGTATCTAATCTATACATTGCAGGATACTCATCTAAGTTGTATCCAGGTATTCTAGACTTAATAAGAACGTTTGGTACACCGGTAGCAGTAGTATCCAAAGTATTAAAGGTATCTAGATTTAAAGTTAAGTCAGTAAAGTAAGTATCAGGTGTGTAAGTTGATCCACTCAGTAGGTTAAAAAATTCAAACTTATCTGCACAATAGGTTTCGTCTACTAAAGCAGTTGTATCAAAAGACTGTCTTAATATAAACTTATGAGCTGCATCCTCAACATAAGGTACTGTGATTGAGTTTTTAGGTACACTATAGTCGTGGAACGAAATACCTACTTCTTGGCACTTCTCTTCTAAGATGTCTTTAAACCTAAATCTCTCAAAATGAGGAGTGTATGAATCAAGTTCCGTCCAGATGAAATGAAATTCTGTTATACTATTCTCCTGTAACATTGCAAAGAGAGCAGTATAGTCCAGTAAGTCAGCTCCTTGATTGTAAATTGTTGTGTTTGTGTTTATCTCTAAAAACGTAACGTCTCCGTTTCTTTCTAATAAATCACTACCTATAATGGTTGCTTTCATATACTATTAGCTATATTTTATATTTAATAAATAGTTTGAACTTCTAGATTATAGAAGAGTCTTTCTTCGTTTCTTGCTTCTCCATATACTTTATGTCAATAGATTCCCACTTGTCTGCAGGACAGGGATTGTACATTCTGGAAAATACTTTCTTACTCAGTGGGCAATTACATAAGCCGCAATAAGCAGACCATCTATTATTCTTTAGTAATTCTTTCCGGTTAACACACGACTTACATACTTCAAGTCTTTCTTCCGCTAAACTACTTTGCTGTTTAGTTGGTTTAAAAGAAATCAACCAGGCATCAAAAATCTCTCTATAATCTATTTCTTTTATCATTAAATTAATGTCTTAATGCTCTTAGGTTTATCGTAATAGTCGTATACGTTACTGTAAGCCTGTATAAAAGCGTCGTTAAGTTGTACTTTAGATTCCTCTCCTATATTTGAATTAACCTTTTCTAAAGTAAAAGCTTTTCCGGTTGCATTTTTAATCCAGCTTTCCATTTCTCCTAAATTCTGAATGTTAAACCATTTAATTCTACTATCATGATTGTGCCAAAAAGATAAAGGTGTTATTAATATATCTAGGATATTCATATAGTAACCTTCCATTTTGTTCTCTGAAGAGATTAGATTGCTTTTTGTTAAGTCTAGATTAATAGCTTTGGGTTTTAGTTTATTCTTAACTAAGTAATCATTTAGAACATTCCATCTACTTGCTTTAGTTACTAAATCTTCTTTAGAAAAAAAGAATAGCTCTTCAGCTGTTAGGTTTTTAAAATGCTCGTAAAGCTCAACTTCTCCTACTCTTCTTAAATCGTAAAGAATATGTTGATATAAGGAAAAGAACCTAGCTCTACTGTCTCTTTTTATAGCGATAATAGGATATGTACTCCCAAATTTTTCTTCTAGTTCTACCAACGATTCATGACCATGCTCTATATAATTCATTATATCAGCTGGTGGTACCTGTTTGAAATCTATTTTAGAGTTCTTCTCTGCAGTAAAAGGATTTACATGCTGTACGTCAAATCCGCTTAATATAAAAGAATACTCTAGAGAAGTTGATGCACATCTAGGTAAGCTGAGAAATATAAATCTATTATCTACTAACACTATATTAAGCTCTTTAATTTTTTAACATTCTGGAATCCTACATTACCTGCTAATACCATTCTATCGACTGTTGACTTTAATGCACTGTTAGGTGCGTGAGGTAAGTCTGCTTTCATAATGATAAGGTCTCCTTCTTCTGGTAAGATGTAATGTTCTTTTTTATCCTCATCTAAAAAATACAAAACACCATCTTCTCCTTCTAAGTTATCTGGCATCTGTATATAATAAACGTAAGTATATGTAGGTTTAAACTGTCCATTCATTTCATTAATATCTGTATGAATATGAAACTTCTGTTTCTCATCATAAAAATTCGGTTGAACAGGATTCTTAGCTCTTACTACATTAACCCAAGCGTCTGTATCTATCATATTGTAATCAGCATCCGTGTAAAGCTCCTTACAGTAATCAATTCCAGCTTGTACTACTTTATCCATCACATTTGTATGTTCTAACTTACCGGTAAACTCTAGTACATCTCTAAACCTTAAGTACGCATACCCATCAGATTTCACATCTGGCTGACTTTGTATAACTTTTTCACACTTCTTTAATAACTCTTCTTTATAAGGAATTAATTCTCTTAACTTCTTTCGGTATATTACTGTCGACTTCCCAAAAACTAACTTTTCTATCATATTAAAGTTTTTTGTTTTTTCATAAAGTTATGAACCTGTACATGTTTATATTGGGTCATGCCAAAAGATATACCATAGTCTTTCATAATACTTTTTTCTAACTTAAAAATTGAAGAAAGAGGTGTTTTAGCTCCTACTGGTTGTTTCATTTCAGAATAGATATCTTCTAACTCTGTAGGTAGTTTTCGAGTTCTATACTCTTTCCAGAATGTAGTATCTTCCCTGCTACAATTATAATGATGTCTAATGAACGACATATTTTGAAAATTAATTCTTTCTGTAAGGTGATTGTAAACCTCTCTCTTAGAATAGTCAAACAAATCATCAGGTAAGAATTTTAACTGAAAGATTGTTGTCATAATAGAAGTAGCTTCTAAAGGTTCAAGAAAGCCTCCTGATAGTCCTATAGCAATACAGTTTTCAATCCATACCTTTTCGTAACATCCAGCATTAAAACTTATCTTTTTATTAAACTGTATGTCTTCTGAAGGATGTAGTTTTAGAATTTCTTCTTTTATTTCATCTTCATCTACAAGACTACTATCATAGATATAACCACACCCCCATCTGTTCTGTAAAGGTATTTTCCAAACCCACCCGTAGTTAGCTGCTTCGGCAATAGTTCTTTGGTAAAGGTCTTGATTAGGTTTATTGATAAAGAAAGGTATTGCTGTATTTACTTTCAAATGATCTTCGTATGATTTCCAAGAGCTTTTATAAACCTCTCCAATTACTAATCGACGAAAACCAGAACAATCAATCAAAAAATCTACAGGTATTTCTGAACCGTCTTCGCAGATAATAGTAGAGATTTGTGATCCAGTTTTAAGAAAGACTTGAGCTTCCTTATCTAAATGATGCACTCCAAATTCCATTCCTTTCTTTTGTAGGAACTTAGCAAATAGTCTTGCATCAAAATGATAGGAATACTCTGTAGGGTCTTCTAAAGCATCTAAACCAAAACCATGTACGAAAGAATGGGTAGGGTCGATATTCCATTTATCAAAAAGAATACCATACTTCTTAGTGCCATTAACTTCTGATAAAAACTCAGCTTCATCAAAACCAAACTCACCTAACAACATTCCTCTTAAATTTGGAGTACCACCTTCCCCAGCTCCAAGTATACCTAACTTAGTACTTTCTACTAAAGTTATCCTATACTCTTTGTATCTTTTTTTCATGTAAAGAGCTGTAAGCCATCCTGCAGTCCCTCCTCCGATAATTACTATGTCTTTCATATAACCGATCTCTTAATTTTACTTGATGGCCAGACATTTAACGAATACCTAGTTCCACCTTTAATCTCTTTTACTGAATGTAGTATGTTAGAATCAAATATAAATAGACTTCCTACTTTTTTTGGTACTGAATATTCTAATCCTTCTACTGTATACATTATATCTCCTTCTTTATAATCTTCGTTTAGTTGGAAAATTACGGTTAAAGAAGCTCCATACATTATCTCATGAGAGTCAGAATGCCAAGTTAGAAAATCACCTGAGTTATATTCATTAAACGAATATTTAGGTACTCCTATGTATTCTACTCCGTTAAATACCTTTAATTGGTTTACTAACTGCAGGGTTCTTTCTGTTATAGACTTTATCAAGCCGTTCTGTAGAGTATCGTCAACAAAGTAACATCCTTTTCTTTTGTTAGTCTCTTCGTTCAATGACACTTCTGTGTAAACTCCATTTACAAATTTAGCAGATGTCATTTTTTCCAAGCCAGTAGCTTTTCCTAACTCTACAATAGAATTACATTCATCTACAGTCAAAAAGTTTTCTACAAAGTTTGTATACATTTATAGTAAGTTTCGTATTATAATTGTAAGAGAGATACAAATCCAGATCGTATTAAAGAGTATTAAGGTAGGTAGACTTTTTTTCATACTAGCCCATATAAGTAAACTCGATGTAGCTAAAGTAAGAAAATGAAAATACCACAACTCTATGCCAAAAACCAACCCTGGTATGATAATAGCTGCTTTAGACATCCAAGCAGCTAATTCTATAATATTATAATCAGTCCAGTACTCTTTAGTTGTATACATTCTATATTTCCTAAAAATCTTAGTATACCCTATTGCCCCGTAAAGTGTTACAAGGAATACTAAAAACACTGCTATATAAATCATACCTTATCTTTTCTTAACCCATACTTAATCCACTTATACCAGATACGTTCATGAATATAGTACTGAATTGGTTTCCAAAGTAGTTCTGCAATTCCAAAAGCTGCTCCAAATTTAACAGAACCGGTTACTGCCCACATAGTAATAAACCCTATAGCAGTACTAACTACTCGGTAAGAGATTGTCTTAGCTATATGTCGTTTCTTTTCTACAATCATAACCTACCCTCCTCTTTCATTTGATTACGGATACCGGTTGCTGATATGTCTCTGATGTCATCTGGTGGAACATGCTCAATAACATCATATCCAACTCCTCTACCAATATTAATAGATTCGATATCTGGGATGATAATAATTTTTAACTTACCTTCTTCGATTAAATCTAATAATTCGTTAGTAAGGTTGCTTAAAACCTCTTGTGGAGTCCATGGATTCTTTTCATCAGGTTCTACATCTCTAATAGCTAGTAGAACTTTCTTACCGTCTTTTAACCTTTGATCTATCAACCAGCGATGCCCAGCATGCCAAGGTTGCCATCTGCCTATAAACATAGAATACTTCACCTTGTTAGATGAAGATTGAAAGGCAGCTGTTGCTAAATATTTACTACTCATACTTTAAGATATGAACTTATTTTTAAAGATCCAACTTCTCTTTAATCTTCATATAAGACTGAAATGGAGTATCGTTGGTTGTATCAATATCGATAAAATTTTCTACAGGAGGTTCATAGTTACTTACATGGTATTGTGTACGTCCTCTATCTTCAAAAGCATGTACATATATCTCTACTATTCCTTCTCCTATTAATTGTTTAAAACTCTCTCTTTGATCTCTATAGGGAGATACTAAAGATACAAAAACATTATAATCTTTTTTATGTAAAAAATGAGCTAGATTCTGAGCTAACTCTATATTCTTTCTTCTTCCGGCTTCGGAATAGTCTTTATTATCGAAAAGCTCTCTCAAATCATCTCCATCAACATTAATTGATTTAGGGAATAGATGAGTAGATAGCATATAAGCTAATGTTGTTTTGCCTGCTCCAGGCTGTCCTGTAAACCAGTATATCATTTGTTAAGTATTTTTAAATTTTGATCTATTAATAGTTGCCAATCTTTCATAATACCTTCTCTAAGCTCTAGGTCTCTATGCATATATATTTTTTGAAACCATACATGATGGTAAGCAACTTCCGGAAGATTTTTTTCTAAGTTATCGAGATGGGTCCATTCTGGAGTATTACCCACTTTATGTGTAGTACTTCTGTCTGAAAATTGTATGTATACCTTATTCTTAGCGTGACCTACATTAGCATTTCTATCTCGTAATAGGTAACCTAATATATTTTGATCAGTCATTAGCCACAGTTCGTCAGGAACATAATTATACTTCTTTGTAACTATTTCTAAATGTAACTCTCTATACCTCTTTTGAAGATCTCTTACTAACCGATTATCATTCATAAATAGAAAGCAAGTATTAGGTATAAGCATAGTTTCTGAAAATTCTGGAATATCAAGTCCGAACTCCTTAACTCTACCTTCTGTTAAATACAGCCATGCTCTTAGTAACTCCCAATGAGCATGAGTTACATCTTTTTCAAAAACCCAATCTGGTATTTTTTCTAAAAGAAAGAAGTCTGTATCTAGGAATAGGAATGGAGGTTCTTCGTTACAGATACTTAGAATCTTTCCGCTTGTCCAAAACTGAGTAGGGTTTATAGTAGGGTCTTCATTTATAGAATTAAGAAAATCTACATCAATTTCATCAAAGTACTGTAGCATATTCTCCTTACGGTAATACTCGTATCCAGCTGTATCTGTGTACATTTTTATAGGAGCACCTGTATGTCTTTTAGCAGAGGTAAAACTGTAAATTTGCATAAGTTTTTCATAGTCCTCCAATTTATACTCTAAAGAAGGTTCGCTTGCATCTTTTAAGTAGCTTTTTATTCCTGTAAAATTATTTTTACTAAAATAAGGCTTAGTCCAGTTTACATATATGATTTTAAAATTACTCATGTATAAAGTATATATCTTTATTCAATTTTTCAATTGAGTACTTATTTAGTATTACTTGCCTCTCCCTCATCTCTAAATCATCCTTACCTAAAACTACAATAGGTTCAATCTTTTCTAAATACTCATCTGCAGTATTAATGGAACTACTAAAGTACATAAGAGCACAGAGCTCTTCTACGTTAGACGTAAACCCATTATCAATTTGGATCTTATGTAAATGGTCAAAGAAGTTTTTATCTCTACAGTATATAAAACCTGCATTAGGTATAACTAGCCCTCCTCCGAATTTCCATTTTCCTATTCTTAATACATTATAGAAAAACATATTAAAATAATGTTGTCCTTCATTTACATATGGAGAAATTGTATGATAGTCTTTTAATATACTATCTGGATAGAAGTACAAAGGTATCTGTATAGGTCCTTTTTCTCTTAACTTCTCATAAAACTTCCAATCTAAAGGTTTCTGAGCAAAGCAGTCCCAGTCTAGAAACAACACTTCATCAAACATAGTCATAGCTTCTTTTAGAGCTAAAATCTTGTATAGGAAGTTCGTCTGGAAATTAAATGTGCTTTCACCCATATAGTGATAAGGGTATCCTAATTCTTCCATAAGGAGTCTATTAGGTTCATCCCAAACGATCACTAGTTGGTTCCTTACCTTATACTTGTCATCCACTTCTTTAGCTAGTCTACATTCATCATGGTAGAACTTTAGCTTATTATCAAAAAAATGATGATCATCTCTACCCCATAGTGTTCTGATTATCTTCATCTGATGCTTTTACGATTACTTCAAGATTATAACTATCCATATCTACCTTAATACCTACTGGTTCTACTCCAGAATCTTTTAAAGTCTGTAGAAAGTCTTTTAAATTATTCCTAACGAAATAGCCACCCTTTGCAGTATAGTCTCCATCCTTCCAAAATAAAATCTCATTTTCCATAATTCAAGTGTTAAAGTCGGATCTGTAAATAAAGCAAGAAAGCTCAGATGCTTCTCACCACATAATCCTAATATATGTAAAATTTCGTGCATAAACAACAATTAAAAAAAGAGCCGGAGGTGAGTCCGGCTCCCTTTATATTTACTAACTAGTTAAGCATTGCAGTTGCTAACTTGAACAACTCTTTATTAACTTTCAAATCCTTTTCAAAAGATTTAATCTTACGTACCTTACGAACCTTAGCTCCACGAAGAGCAGCGCTAAAGCCTCCTTGAGTAACTTTCTCTTGGATTATATTAAACACTTTCCAAAGATCGTCTCCTTCATCAGCTTTACGCTTTGGAGTCAACATATCACGAAGTGTTTCGTCATCGTACCCAACTACAGTTCCTTCTGGAAGTTTACCAGAACGGATAGTCATAGCTTTAAGAGCTAATTCCATTTTCTCTTCATCTGTCAAGGTACGTTGTTTCATCTTATTAAGGACTTCTACTTTATTAGGTAAGTCATTAACTGCTTTAGAAACTACTCCACGTAACTCTTCGAAAGTATACCCTGAGTGACGGATACGAAAATCAGCAAATTGCTCATCTGCAACAACTAATCCATTAGAGCATACTAATCGGAAGATACCAACTGCAAACTGAAATGAGTTGAAACCGTCGTGAGAGTTAGTTAAAATGATTCGAGGAAAAGCATCGTCTCCGTCAGCACCCTTGATCATAATATCAGGGTTTTGAAAAGAGATCATGTGTTTTGAGAAAATCGTGTTAGACTTATTCTTACGAGCTTTTCTTTGAGAAGCTGTAACTGGAAACCAGTTTAACTTAGCTAAGTCGTCAATAATAGTCTCAGTATTGACATGTAAATACTTTCCACTTACCTTAGGGTTAGTAGGAGCTGAAGCAAATGCCAAAGGGCATACTTTGTTAAGTTCTTCTTTTGTTAAGAAATTGTCGAGAGATTTGTTGAATGTTTGTAGCATAACCTTTATTTTTAAATTGTTTAATTGATTTCTTATTATACCTTAAGATATGAACTTTGTTACTGAAAAGCCACTAATTCACTGACTTTTTTTTCTGTTTCTTTCCGGAAGGAGGGTTGAATATTTCATGCCACTTTGTTCCTCCTATAATCATATTTAACCCCTTACTTGGTACTACTGTGTTTGTATGGAGGTGGTAAACTGGTCCGTAATATTCTTCTGTAATCATAGGAATATTTGTATTAGCTCTAGAAACATATTCCGGCTGGGTAATACGTCTCTTCCCGTCAAAGGATCTAAACTCAGAAGCTGTTGTTCTATACCAGCTATCTGAATCTGGATAGTAGCATTCTAATACTCCTGCTGTATTAAATGGGTATTCAATCTTAACTGTAAGTCCTCTTTTCTCTGACATCTTATTTTATTTTATATGAATATAAAGTACCACAATCATCATCGTCGATATCATCTTCGACTACTTTAAAAGTACTTCCAAGAATCTCTTGAAGCTTTGCTTCATCAACTCTACGCCAATATCCAAAACGGAAGTAGATATCATTAGCACCTCCCATAACCTGTCCGATTTCAAAATTACCGAACTCTTCTTTTACTTTTTCTAATTTTTCGAAACTTAATTTGTTATTCATAACCTTTATTATTTAATTATCTTTCTTTACTCCATAAAGATACGGACTATTACGCAGAAAAGCCACTACTCACTAAACTTTTTTTCCGGAAAGAACAAAAAAAGACCTCCTAAAAGGAGGCCTCTTTCTACATTCTAATCTGCTTACTTAGCAGCGATCATTGACTGAGTTGTTGATAACTTTGTTGTCAATTTGCTAATCTTAGTAGCATTACTTTCTCTACGATACAACAAGCGATAAGCTGCATTAACGATACGGTCGTTGAAACGAACTCCATTTAATACATT